TTAAAATCCTTCGTCCATTAGCTCGGTAGCCTTCTTATCTGACACGCCGTTTTCTTCTTCAATAAGATGGACGTAGGTGTTAACGGTCGTTTCTAGTTTCTGATGTCGAAGGCGATGTTGAACATAGGGAAGAGACTCATGATTTAGGATAAGAATCGAAGCGTGTGTGTGCCTCATGGCGTGTGTTGTAACTTTGTTGATCTTTAGACGGGTACAAATACGTCCTAGCTCTTCGTTTGCATTCCCATTGCCCACTATTTTTCCTAGTTTGGACCAAAATACGAGGTTCTTAGGATTCTTCATTTCGTGTAATTCTAAATAATCTTTCTGCGTGCTACGATATCTCCTCATAAAACGACAGTAGGCGGGTCCTATGGTTATATCTCCATCGGCCTGTCCATTTCCCTTAGTTGGACGAAAAGTCTGTCTACGGGCGTCCCACTGCTGTTTAATGTGAACTATTCCATTATTCAAATCCAAATTATCCCACGTTAGACCAGCAACCTCCTCGAACCTAGTTCCAGTTTCTAGTTGAAACAGCATCATTAGCATAGTCATGTGATCATAATCAGCCGTTTTAATGAGGTATTTACGCAGCTTCTTATAATCGGACAACGTCAAATACTTTTCCTCTACGGGCTTAGGAGGGCGCCCAGTGACGTGTGCCTTGTAAGCAAAGTCTCGTTTTAGAATACCATCAGCTACGGCGTCCTTGATTGCAGTGTGTACTTGTTGATGAAGCTTGTGAGATGTGGCAATTCCATGACTGCGGCCAAATTCATTCAGAAACTTCTGGTAATCTGGACGTTTAATTGCGCTCATAGGTTTATCCTTAAAATATGCAGAGACGTGACGCCAGTTGCCCATATATAGCTCATGAGTATGACGCGATACACCGTCAGTTTTGTAAATTCTTATCCAATCAAGAAAGTAATGCTTTAGACTCTCGGTACTACGTGATAAGTCAGCACCTTCCAGCAGAGCATTCTTAGTTTTAGTTTCCCACTCAACAGCGTCAGTTTTGCGCTTTTCTAAATGAGTAACCGACTTATAGTTACCGTCATTATCTTTGTAAGAGACACGGGCTTGCCATTTACCATTATTAAGTTTGGTTACTGACATGTTTTATTCCTCCCAACTGGAAATAACAATAGGTTGATATTCCCAAACGTATGTTCTTTTTAACTCAAAATATATACCCCTTTCAGGGGGCATATGTTTTACACTTAATAAAAGAGATACTAAAACTTGCTGCTGGTAAATTTTGATAATGAAACGATTTCAATGTTATTATTTTTTGAACACATATATTGTTCAACCTTTTTTGCGAATAGGTTATACGCTTGTTTATTGGATGTCTCAGAGGCGTCATTAACAACAATTTTTATCCTACTTATATCAAAATTGTTGGTAGCCTCATCTAAATCGTATAAAGCGCTTTTGATTTCCTTTGCCATTGTGGTTGAATGTGCATAATCGAATGAAATTACTTTAATAAAATAATCGCCAATTTGAAAATCAAATAATGATTTATTATCAAAGTCACTAGGAATATCTGGTTTACGCTGTATGTGTTTAAAACCAGTTAAGCGCAGTTGTTTAGACAGCAGACGTCGTACCTCCTGAGCAGTGATACGTTCAGATTTAGGGCGATCGTAGTAAAGATAAGTTTTTATTAAGTCATTTATGTCAGCAACATAATCTGAATCAGATGTATACATGGTATTAACAGCATCAAATTGAAATTCATTTGAGTAGTCATTGGTTTGCTGGCGAAGAAAGTCAGGATTGGATAGTACTTCATTGTTTAGCATAACGTTAGCACTAAGCTCATTATTGATAGAAGTTGGATAGTCAAATTCATAATGAAAAGAATCCATCATTAACTTAAAAAACTCCTTGTCATATTCATCATCAAAACTGGATAATCTGTTGGTTGATTTTATAGATTGAAATCGAGAAATTTTCATTTCTGGAATATGGAAAACTACACCAACGTTAATTGATTCTCTTCTTATGGGGCTTGGAATATATTTTAATACTGAAAAATATAACTTGAATTCTGCCATTATCAATTTGCCTCCTTTCTAACATAGACATTTAATGCGGCAATTATATCATCTGTGTGTTTAAACTGGTAGCAAATGAAATCAAAAGCTGCTGTTTGCTCTGCCTTTGATATTCTCCAATCAGTTGGAATATCAGTAAAGGCTTCGGTTATTTGTTCCACAGTTATTTGTTTGGCTAAGCGTCTAATTTTATCAAAGGGATATTCTACTTTAGTTTGGATGATTTGTCTAATCATTTTGTATCCAGACTGATCCAATTGATCCAATGTGCATGGAGGGATTCTCATATCTTGTGACAAACTTACCGCATTCCAAATACTAGCTAATCTAAAGATATTACTGTTATCTATAATACATAACTTTCGTAATTTCCGGTCATAGAACCAGTTTCCAGGATTCTCACCGCGATCAGTGTTCATTACTAATTGATCGAAGAAAAGAATTCCACCAAAATCGTCACTATTAGTTGCTGCATTAAAAATAATAGGGTTCATACCAGGCGATCCATTTAGATATTCGGAGACAAACACGGTACCTGGGATGAAATGGAGGTCGTCAAGTGATCTATTGTTACTAATAGTTCGTTGAGAAAGACGAGCAAGGGACGTATTAGGAGCAGGAAGTTCTAATAATGTAGCGATACGTGAGCCTATAAGTTCATTAAACAAATATTTATCACTGGAAGGTTCGTTGTTACGACATTTCATTATGTACTGCTTTTGATCATTGCAAGTAACAAGAAATGGACATCTAGTACCGGCTTTTGTCTGTTCCGTGACGGAATCTATTTTTAGCAACAAAATATCCCCCCTTTTAATAGTATTTTCACAAGTATTAGTGTTAAGTGTGGATTATTAAATAAACAAAGCGAGTGACGGGAATCGAACCCGCGACTACAGCTTGGAAGGCTGTCGTTTTACCACTAAACTACACTCGCATAAGAGCCAACAATGGGTTTTGGTCGGCTCAACAGTTAATTAGAATGTACCTACAATTATTTTTGCTTAAGACGATCAACCATATCTCTTTCCATTCCTTGGATTATGCGGTCATATTCTTTCCTTGAGTAGCTATCTTTTGTAAGATAAACGAAAGCATACAGATTAATAAAAGAGGTTAAGTCATTAGTAATGTTATCTATGAGTTCATATTTCGACATATCTTTATCCATAATCTTACCTTCTTTCTTTCAAAAGTGGGTGGCAGGGATTGAACCTACATAACAATTTCAAACGAGAGAGAAGGGCTGAAATCGTTATTCTACCATTGAATTACGCCCACGCGATGTACGTACTAAAGTAAGCGGTAGTATGGGTTATTTGTTACAATGCGAGCGGCAGGAGTCGAACCTACATCTGAAAGTATCTAGTTAGCAATTCAAAGGAGTACTGTTCTACCGTTGAACTACGCTCGCATTGAAGCCCGGTAAGGGGCTAGTTTGTGCTTTAGCTCAATTTGCGTGCAGTATCGCCTCTTTGAATAGGGGCGTCACTTTTCTCTAGCGGTTCCATTTCAGATGGATCTATATTGGCTCGCTTGTAATGAGCTGGAACGTCGGTGCGCATAGAACCAGTTACGAACGGAGCAAAAGTGCTAGACTTCATCATTTGCTGAATTGATGTTTCTTTATTAGATGTCGAGTTTATAAAACGTGTTTTTAAAATCGAGAAAGTATCGTGAACATCAGTGGCTGTTAATATTTCTTTTTGGGCTCCGTAATAGCCAATTACGTTATCATCCATATCCTTAATAGGATTGGATTTTGCATCTAACACTTGAAATTTATCTCCATTTTTTACTCCATCGTTGCTGCCAGCGTCAACAATGAATTCAGTATCTGATATAATTCTAATAATCTTAAAATTATGACTGTCCATCTTTGTTTTCCTCCGTAGCTACTATTGCGTCAATATCTTTACGAGCTTGTAATTTTTGTTCTAGAGCATATTTCCCTGCAGTCGTTAATTCTTTATTGTTATTGGGTGAGACGGACATTTGGTATAGCAATTCAATTATCCTTGGGTCCGGCGTATCTATGTCGATTAATTGATATACAAAATAAGCAAAAGTCTTATCTTTGTTTTGAGATGCTTCTTTCAATTTATTCTGTTCATCGGCATAACGCAGATTCTCTGCATTAATGCTGTCATATAATTGCTGTAAATTGTTACTTGTTTTTTGTAATTCTTTTATCTTTTTCTTCTGATTGTCGCTATTTTCTTGAAATTCAGCAGTGATTTTTGAATATTGAAAGAATAAATTTGCCAAAAATAGTATAGAAAATATTATAATGACTGTGTAGAATAAGAATGTCTTTTCTGGTGTTATCCATCCAGTGAAGAAATCAACGAGTTCGAGTGTACCTAGTGTAGTTGCTGAACCTGAAATTATTTTAAAACTGTTAGGAGGAATACTGATATGTTTAGAAGCAAACAAAGTCCCATCGACTCCTTTTTAAGTTCTCTGGATTACTGGCAAGAATTGAATTTGTTAACAGTCCTGATAAAGAGCCAGCATCCAGAATTATCATTATCGGAAGCTAAACGTGAAGCAGTACTTGCAGATGACGATGAATTACGTTCAGAGCTTGATGAAGCCTTGAACAGTCCAATTTGAAAACCAGTAGGATACACTCGCGTGAAAGCCCGGTGAGGGGCTTGGAATTGTTATGGTCTTGCGTATTGGTTTCCACGACTAGCTTGCTGTGCACCATCTGCTTGAGCAGAACTTTGACTAATATATTGATAATTACCTGGATTAGTCACTTGGCTATAATATTTGTTTGAATTAGATACAAATACCATGCCGGAAGCGGCCACTGTCCATGAGCCATTAGTAGTGTACGCGGAATTCTGTTTTGTTGAGACAGAACTGGAGCTATTAGTCGTACTAGTTTCTGAATGTTTTTTAGGTGCTTCAGAAACGTATTTTTTGCTTGATTCAGAGCGACTAGAAGATTGATAAGCTTTGGCATCATTGCTACCATTATTGTAATTAATTTTAATGCCTTCAACCGAGTTAATTACAACCACTTCTTTGTTTAGCTGGTTATCTGAAGATTTAATGTCTACCAGCGAACCACGAGGAATTCGTTCATTTCCTTTATAGAGTGGAGTTGTTTCGTAGGAAACAGTATTCTTAGAGTTAGAATGCGTATTCCAGTAGTTTTCAACCAACTCTTCAGCATAACGCATACCACCTTCTTGATTTGCACCAACATTTTGAGGCCTTGTGCCGGTTGTAAAATTATATTCCGATGTATATGATCCCGAGCCCAAAAGACTATCTGCAATTGAATGGCTTCTATTGTAAAGAAAACCGTGGTAAACACGATCTGTTAATCCATAATGAATAGCCACTTTAGGGTTGGTGCTTGGCCATGAAGGTGGATCTAAGGGCGTTCCTTGTCGACTACCTTTAGAAGCTTGGTACTCAGCATAGGTAAGCATAGCTTTGGCTACTGATGAGCGGCCTTGATTATCAGCTGAAAAAGCATATTTACCAGCTTTCATACTATCAAAGTTAGTAAGCTTGGCCTTGCCATTGTCCCAATAATAGTTTTGCGTTGGTCCGGCAGACTCTTTGTCTGTATATGAAACTAACTTAGTTAGAACTTGAGTGCTATTGTTAGTCGCCGTTTTAGCAGTGGATGAGCTTTCAGAACTAGCTTTAACTTTGCTTTCAGATAAAGAGGTTGCTTTTTTTCTTTTAGCAGCGACTAGGCTGCTTGAGTTTGAACTTAATTCGCTTGATTTGTTAGTGCTATTTCCACAAGAAGCTAGTGCTAGTGATGCCAATAGAACGGCACCGATGGTTAATCTTTTTTTCAATTGAAACTCCTCCAAATTAACATTTATCCAAATAAATTCCCTATGATGATTAAATTCTAACCCTTAGCTTTTAATGACATCCTATCTGGTCACTCGGGTTACTGATTGTACTTAGCGTTCAGATTATCCGCGTTCCATTCGGTAGCGACCGAGAAGTGTTAGTTATTTGGCAGCTCTAAAGTTATTGTACCAAGTTTGGCATCATTGTTATCTGGATCAGTAGCTTGGATTTTGACGGGATATTCAGTATTGTCTAATTCATAGCTCCCCATACACTTTACTTCGGCACCTGGTTTAACTTTTTGTGACGCAGCTTTTTCAAGCGAGCTCCATTCATCAGAGTCCTTTGAAGGATTACCGAGGTCCAAGTCATTGATTGACGTTTTACTTTCTTGAGTAAAATGAGCACACTCGATAAGTGATTCAGTTGGCTCAATATTTTTATTCTTAGAAGTATTTTTGAATGTATAGTAGACAATCAAGTCAGTGCCACCTTCAAAATGTGGCGTGATTTCTGTCGAAGTAATTGTGATTGTATAATTGGTAGTTCGAATTGTTTTGCCAGAAACGCCTGGCATTGTATTTATTGCTTTTGTTGCACTCTTAATTGCGGTATTTAGTTTTGTTGGAGCAGAAATATTAAACTGCTTTCTTATTTTTTGACTCAATAATGCTTCTTTTGAAATTAAGCTATTTCCTTTTTTATCAAGCTTAAGTTGTCCCATGTAGTCATCAATTAATGTATGTGAATATTGCACTAATTTTGACATATCAGAGACACCGTCTTCACTCTTATGCTGTTTTAAAGTAGCTTCATTTTTAGTTAGCACCGTATCTGCGCTGTTAACTGCATCTGACATTTCGTTATCATTATTTTTAATTGAATCTGTCAACTTACTCCAAACATCCGCCTCAGCATTCATAGTAGTGTTATAAATTGCTGTTACTTGTTTGTTTGTAAGCTGTTTAGTTGCTGTTTTGCTAGTATCGCTACTATTTTGGCTAGAACTACTTGTACTTGTGTTGGTACAACCTACTAAGCCAAATGATAACAATGTAATTCCTAAAATTAGTCCCTTTTTCAATTGAAACTCCTCCAAATAGAAATCCCCATGATAATTAAATTTTAACTCACATTACGAAAACGAAAAAAATTCCAAAAATTCATCTGGTAATCCGTACGCATTTTTTAGCGCATTGAAGCTATCAGGTAATTCATCGTATTGTTCTTCGTATAGCTTCGCCAATTCTTGGCATGCAAAGGCATTGGCTTTATACTCAGCACTGTTTTTCTGATAGTCACCAAGTGTGTACCAAGAAACACAGGCCGTGTCCTCAATACCATGACATAATTCGTGAGCCATAACCGGAAGCCTAGCGGGTGAATCTTGAAGACTATCACTAATAATTATCTCTGTGGTTCCTAATATTGAAGTGCAAAACCCCACATTTGAACCAATATCCTTAAAGTGAACTTTGAATCCTAATTTTTCTGAAATTGTAAACGGATCGTATGTGCCAAAGGATTCTGCAAGTTGTTCTACTTTAAGATACGTGTCGTATCGCATAGATACACCTACTTTTCTCCTTTTTCTCGAAGCTCTTTCAATCGATCCCAGTAGATACCTTCAATAACATTGCGGACTTTTTCACGGTCTTCAGGAGACATGCTCATTTCACCGTAACCCATTGGAGTATTGGATTGGAGCAACTTATCTAAATCAATACGATCTGCCTCGGTAGCCCAGTCTGGAGATTTATGACTTTTTTCGCTATTTCCAAGAAGATAGTCAGTCGATACTTCATAATAGCTAGCAAGAAGTTTTAGTAGTTCATTATCGGGTTCGTTACGTTCGTTTTCTAAATGCGAATATCGAGCTCTACTGATACCAATTGATTTTGCAACCTCATCTTGTGTCTTACCTTGCATATTTCGTAATTCTTTTAAACGATTCCCAATTCCCGAAGATGCCATAGTAACGCTCCTTTCTTAATGGATATTATATGTATCAGTATAGATACACTGCGTATCGGTTTCAATCTATGATACGAAAAGTTTCCAAAAACACTTGACGATACTTAAAGTATCGTTTATTATAATAGTTGTTGATACGATATGTATCGGATTTGGAGGTGCAAAAATGAAGCGTGAACGACTTATTGCAGAAAGAAATAGGAATGGTTGGTCTCAAAATAGTGTTGCAAAATTACTTGATGTTGCGGAAATAACTGTCAGAAGCATAGAAAATGGATCGCGCAACCCTAGTAGCAAATTAATTGCTAAATTTTCATATCTTTTTGAGGTTAAACCAGAAATTTTGTTTCCTGATATTTTTTTACCAGATAAAGATACTAAACGTATCATATCGGCGAAAGCATACAAATTGACAAAGGAGTCGGCAAAATGAAACGAGATAACAAAACCCCGAATACTGCTACAGACAGTGAACGGGGAAAATATGCGAAACGTATAAAGAAGTTATCTAAAATGCTTGATAAAGCAAAAAATTTAGAAGAAAAGTTATTGATATTACAATTAATTATTTTTTACCAAGGGTAGTCAGATGGTTAGTAATATCTTTCGCCAAATGTTTTTCGAAGTCACTTAGAAGTTGTCCATTTGCAGAGTGTTCAGTGATGTGGTTTTTCTTAAAGTAGTTCAGGGTACTTTGCAACATGACAAGTTGTAGTTGTGCTTCTTCTTTAGACATTATTTTTTCAGCCATATTATTCACCTCCTTATGCTCAATTATCGCATAAGGAGCAAATAAAACTATTAACTTTTCAAAGAACGGAGGAAACAAGATGACACATCTATCACGAACTACATTAATCAATGCACTAGCAAAGGTTAAGCCAGAAACACCAAGAGTAATGTTTGAGGCACTAAGCGATAAAGCACTAGATGCTGAATTTCGAGCAGTAACGGCCGAGTATAACGAGCAAGCTAGCCAACTCATGTCAGTTTCATATTAGGAGGTACGAACATGTCAGATACGATATTGATTCGGCATGAGGCTCCAAAGGGCTTCCAATTCATTAGCGAAGAAGAATACGAGAGGTTCCAAGCCTGGAAGCAAGCACAACGTGGTATTCGTACTTGGAAGCTTAAAGATTTGGCCAAGTATAAATACGGAACTAAATCAACCGAACGAGCCTCACGATATTTAACCAAGCATCGCCATGATTTGGATGTTGAACAAGGTGGCTTCATTGATTATGTGAATACCCATAACGGCTGGCAGATTCCAGCAGCTGAGATGATGGATTACCTATTAGATCATCCCGATTAATTTAAATTATAGGTGAACTACATGGAAAGGCGATATGAAGCCCTTTCCAAAATACAGAGGTGTAGGTATGAAGAACAAGTTTGCAGAGCAATTGTCATTGGCATTAGGTAGAGATAAAACACTAACACAGCAGCAGATTGCAGATAGGACGCATGTTTCTCCCGGACAATTGTCCCGGTTGAAGAGTGGATCAAGAAGCACTGATCCACAAATCAGGAAGTCGTTAGCAAATGTAATTAACGATTTTTGGCTTAGCTATTCTGGTGCTCGTGAGAATTTCGGCGTGCTGTCATTCCAGAATGACAGGCGTCTAAAGGGTGATATGTTCTCAGCCCTAATGCGTCAGAAGAAAGAGCAGCAAGAACGAGAGGCAATGGAAGCTGAGTTTGAGAACGCTATTGCGATTAATCCAAATGATCGGACACCAGCGCAGCAGTTAGTCATTGAACGTTATCCACGTGAATACGCTGAAGAGATTAGCGCCGAGATAACTGATTTAGCTAAGAAGGCTGAGTATGCCGGTATTCCAATGGATAAATTGCAGGAAGTAATCGATAAAGTCAACCAAGAAAATGGCTAGGAGGAAATAGCAATGATTGAAGGAGCACTAATAGGCTGCACATTAACAGTGCTGTGGTTCAAGCGTCATGAAGTTGCTAGCTGGTTTGGAATTTAAGGAGATGATGAGACATGACAAGAACACTAGAACAATTGGTACGTGTACTCTGGGAAATTAAAAAAGACCTCCACGTTATTGCAAGTAACATGGAAGCCAATGACAAAAGTGGCGATACTGAACAAATGACGCTAGAAAAGTATGAAAAAAAGGCTAGGAAAAGATATGGTCATTAACATAATCCCATTCTTTCTCTGTTAGCCAACCAGCATAATCATCCTTAAAAATCTTAGTTATAAAGAATCTGTCGTTACCGTCGACATTATCTTTTAATTTATCCATCATTTCCGATGCAGAAAGATCACTTCTGAGGAGATATGTTGAATCCCAAAAATGGCACCATGTTCCGTTTGAAATTTTATTTTCGATAGTTTCTTTAATTTCTTTATATCTTTGGCCAGGATTATCAAGGTCGTAAGTCAACATATATGGTTCACTCATGAATATTCACCTCGTTTAATTGGAATGACTAAAGTATACAACTAAAATCTGAAAGGAGATGACGACGATGAAATTTACATTCAGGATTGGAAATGTGCTTTACAAACAGATCACGATTGAAGAATTGAATAATCTTTTTGAAAAATTTAAGGAGGTCGAACGAATTGGAAGTACGCAAAGTATCGCTAAAGCCTAAATTCGAGTACGAAAAAAGCTGCTCGAGTATTGGTAGTACCCGTGCAGCTAAGACGCTTAATAAATTTATTTTCGAGTTCTATTGTACTCCGAAACTGTCACTAAGACAACGTTTAGCACGGAGGTGGGCGAAATGAACGGCTACGATAGCTGGTTAATTGACCAAGAAGAAGCTGTGGAAGGCTGGCGTGATGATGTGCCTACTGAGGAAGAGCTGATTGAAAGTGGCGTCATTGCTGGATATTAAATAGGAGGATTTCAATCATGGATGCAATGTTAAAAGAAGAACTTAGAACGGTGACAGAACGTGAAAACGAAGGCTTCAAAATTGACTCATTGGAGAAAGCTGACTGGGCGTTAAAGAAGCTCAAGGCTATCCAAGCGCATGATGATGAAATTGGCCAAGTTGCGAAGAACAATATTGACCAGGCAATTGCATGGCGCGACCGGGAGCTTGATAAGAACCAAGCCAACCGCGGGTACTTTGAAGGGCTACTGACCGACTATTTACGTGATCAACGGTTAGTCGATAAGAAATTCAAAATCGATACCCCTAATGGCCGTGTATCAACTCGTAAGAACCCGGCTGGGTTGGCGTATGACGAAAAGATGGTTTTAAACTCACTTCGTAATCAGGGCATGAGCCAATATATCAAGGTCAAGGAATCTATTGATAAAGTCGATTTAAAAAAAGCTGGTCGCATGGTTGGTGACAAGTTTGTCATGGAAGATGGCGAGATTATCGCTGGTATTACTGAAAAACCGGCAACTGAGAAGGTCACGTTTAAATACTAGGAGGAACCAATATGAGTGAAGCAATCGCGAAAGCAGAAAATCAAACGAACAGTCTATCCCTAATCATGGGTACTGATCAAAACAAGATGGCTAGCGAACTACAGGCTATCTCTAATTTCCAAACTATGGTTCAAAAACAGCTAAAGAATGGTCAAGACTTTGGGGTTGTCCCTGGCACACAGAAGCCGACATTATTGAAGCCCGGAGCTGAGAAAATTCAAATGTTGATGGGTGTAACCAGTGAATATAACGTCATTGATAAGGTTGAAAACTACAAGGATGGTTATTTCGACTACACCGTCAAGTGCGTGCTGTACAAGAGCGGTATGCAGTTAACTGAGGGATTAGGGTCGGCAAACACAAAAGAGAGCAAGTACGTTTCTCGTGATGGCTTTTCAATGAAAAACACGGTATTGAAAATGGCGAAAAAGCGGGCCCAGGTTGATGCCACACTGACCATCGCTAGTTTATCAAATGTCTTCACGCAAGATGTCGAAGATATGCAGAACTTTAACCAACGTGAGAATAACGAAACCATGACTTATGATGAAGCCTTTAATTTGAAACTTAACTTTGGCAAAAATAAAGGCAAGAGCATGGGAGATGTCGTGAATGAGAATCGTGGTTATATTGAATGGCTAGCTGAGAATGCACAGAAACCTGAATTTAAGACTGCTGCTAAATTACTAATAGCTGGCAAGCAACAGCCCACAACTGACGATGAAGTAAATGAAGATTTTGACCCTACCACCATCATTGCTAGTTCAAAACAGACGAGTGAGATTGCTAACCTTGCTGGTGAACTGGCCACCCAAACCAAGAATGGCACACCATTATCAGTGACTAATGAGGTTATTCAACAAATTGTCCCTGACTGGAAAGGGACTGACGACGATTGGAAGAATCTAACAGTAGCACAAGCAGAGGATGCTAAGAGTCAGCTACAAGGGTTGCTAGCGGCATTTGATAAGAAATAAACATTCGAATTGGCTTGAATGCAGCAGTGACTGAATCCACCGAATGGGTGAAAGGCCCATTAATAAGGACAGGAGGTGCGAGATGGCCCGTCCAGTAAAAGAGGGATTGGATTACTTCCCATTAGACGTTGATTTTGCTGTAAACGACAAGACAGAAGCCATTATGGGCGAGTTTGGACCGAAAGGTGTTCTGTTTATGATTTATCTGCTGTCTGCGGTGTACCAAAATGGATACTACTTGCAGTGGAATAAATTGAAACAGATGCAGTTAGCTAATCGAATTGAAGGCGTATCACCTGAATTAGCTAATCAAATCGTTAACCGCTTGATTGCTTATGGAACCTTTAGCGAGGAACTGTTCAATTCGGCTAAGGTATTAACGAGCCAGCGTATCCAAGAGACCTATGAAGATGCTACTAAACGTCGCAAATCACAGAAACCAACTAAGTATTGGATTAATGTTGACATCAATAAAGATACAAGTGTAGTTAATGTAGACATTAATCCACAAAGTAAAGTAAATAAAAGTAAATCAAATAAAAGTAAAGTAAATAATTATGATGATGACGCGGGTGTCACGCGCGAGCAGGTCATTAACGATTGGACCAACCTGTGGGGATTTCCAAATGGTATTGCCCGACCTGAGATTGATGAATGGCTGGAAGAGTTCAAGCCTGAGGTGATTGCCTATGCAATTTGGGTTGCTGGAGAACATCAGATTAAATCTAATGCATGTTTGAAATACGTTCGTGCAATTGTTGCGGGCTGGAAGAAACGAAATATTACGACGTTAGAGCAGGCTAAAAAGGCTGCTGCTAATCATGACGACCGCATTAAGAGCGAAAGAAAACCTAGTGGCTATTCAAAGCCACGCCGTAAAGAAGTTACACCAAAGTGGATGCAAAAAGGCGCTTCTCAGGCGGATTCTAAGCCAAACTCAATCGATAATCAGCAGGATGATATGAGTGACGAGGATTTTCTGGCGCTCATGAACAGTCAGGAGGAAGCTAAATGAATTGGGGTAACCAACTAGTCAAATTAGCCGCTCATCATGCCTATGAATCATCGGCACTGCATTGGACTAAGCAGCGCATGAAGCGGCATTTAAAGGCCGGTGGTAGTGCACAAGATGAGGTGTGCGCTCATGAGTACAAGCTATTTGCACTTGAGGTTTTAATTATTGAATATCAGCGGGATGGCTTAAATTTTGATTTGACCCAATGTTGGGGTAAGCCAGCCGAGTATTTTATTGATCTAGAGCAAGCTAGACAAGGATTGCAAACGGAGGTGAGCGCATGACTGAATTGATTAAAATCATTGAAAAGGATGGGCGGCAGTTAGTGTCTGCCCGGGATCTACACAAAGGCCTGGAATTAACAACCCGATTTAGTAAATGGGTTGATCAAAACTTTAGCATGTTTGCCGAGGGCATTGATTTCACAAGTGTAACCGGAGTTACGGTTGTAAATAACGGTGCCAAACGTGAGCTTCAAGATTATGCATTAACCGTTAACATGGCGAAAGAGTTGTCCATGATGTCACAAACGCCGCAAGGGCAAATTTACCGCCGTTATTTTATCACTATTGAAGATAAGTGGAACAGCCCAATGGAGGTTGTCAAACGTGGATATAGTTTTCTGATGAGGGAAAACGAGCAGCTGAAACTGGAGAATGAACAGCTGCAAGGGCCAGCTAGATTAGGCCAAGCAGTTTCAGGCTCAGACGATTCTATCAGCGTTGGTAATTTTGCTAAGGTATTACGCCAGCGCGGTATTGAGACTGGTCAAAACCGCTTGTTCGATTGGCTAAGAACTCATGGCTACCTAATAGCGATGGGAAAACGTTACAACTCACCGACCCAACGAGCGATGGAGCTGGGAATCATGGAAGTGAGAGAAACCGTGATCACCACTAACCATGGTTCAAGGACACGCTTTACGCCCCTAATTACGGGCAAGGGGCAGCAGTATTTTGCTAATAAATTTTTGAAATCGAAGTCAATGGTCAAAGAGGGGTGAGCGCATGACTGAAACACAGGTGCTAGTAATTAACGCTGATTTACCCGATATCGATCACCCACTAGCAATCGGTCCAGAACCGGAAATGTTTAAGCTCGCGCAACATAACTACAAATCTGGTGAATGGCCGTTCCCGGTTAGACTGGTGAAGCCTGGGACTAAGGTACGCAGTGATGCGGCCTACCTAGCCAGTATGAAAATAGACTCGAAACAGGGAGAACGTGAAGATATTAAAGCCATTCGGCAAGCACATAAGCATGGCAAACATACGCTTAGAGAACTAGCTGATAGTACGGCAATTGAATTAAATCGGGTAAAGGATTTAGTCCATAAATACAGCCTGCCACTGACTAACGATTACTGGCGTGCTGAGAAGTATAACAATCCTGATGAAGTGATCGCCTATCAAACACTGGCACGATTATGTAAAAGGATTGGCGCCCCAGAATTATCGATTAGACAGGCCAGTATGTCTAACGGGATCGTTAATGGCTACTACATTAGCCGGGTGCCGAAAGTATGAGCAAAGTCGTGATTAAGGGCGAATTACCTAGCTTAAATGAGTACATCAAGGCTGAACGAGCCAACAGATACGCCGCAGCTAACCTAAAGAAGCGGTACACGGCCTTATGTAGTGTATATGCGCGGGCTAGTCATAATTCTGGAGTTGAATTCAGCTGGCCTTGCAAGCTTAAATTTACGTGGTACACGAAGAACAACCGGAAAGATGCGGATAATATCGCGTTTGCTAAAAAGTTTGTGCTGGACGGCTTTATGAAGGCTGGGCTTTTAGGCAACGACAATCGAAAGCACATCACAGGATTCCAGGACGAATTTGCCGTTGATAAACGAAATCCGCGAGTAGAAATAGATGAAATCACGGAGGACGAGGATGCCTAAACACACTAAGAAGCGTTCAACGATTAAACGGAAGCACCGGCGCATGAAGCAACACGCTGAAGCAAATAAAGCTAAAACGCTGGATAGTAAGCAATTGGCCAAGGAATATGAGCCGTACAACATTAATAAGCGGGCGTTCGGGGAGGAATGATGATGATTAATCATGGATTATTTACATCAAACAAGGAAGATTGGGAAACACCAGGCATTTTTTTTAATAGCCTTAATGAAAAATATCACTTCAAATGGGACTTAGCAGCAAGCGACGATAATGCAAAGTGCAATAATTATTTCACACGTGATGATAATTCACTGGAGCAAAATTGGGGCGGGCTAGATGGAAACTTATTTGTAAATCCACCTTATGGTAGAGAATTAAAACTATGGGTAAAAAAAGCAGCTGAAACGCATTTAAAAAATGGTCAGTATTTAGTGATGCTGATTCCAGCCAGAACTGATACTAGCTACTGGCATGATCATATTTTCAATCATGCTGAAATTAAATTTTTACGAGGAAGATTAAAATTTGAAGTAGATGGAATTGGTGGAGATCCTGCACCTTTCCCGTCAGCGCTAGTTATTTACAAAGGAGATGGCGGCGATGATTAAGTTTAGAGCGTGGGACAAACAAAAAGCCGCCTGTTAAGGCGACCAGTCACAGGACCACTCGAATGACCGTTGTTAGTATAACATATAAAAAGCGCTGCCATCGCTGACCGCGCTACGATTGAATCCGATTAATTTAATTATAGCATAAAAGGTTGACTGGAGGGGCGTCCAAGATGATGAATGAAATGCTCGATACCTTGTTGAAGGATATTGATTACAAAGCAACTGCTGATAATGTTGACGACTTTTTTAGAAATCGCGTCCCCATGCTTCAGCGATTATCAAATGACAATGATTTGCTACATATTCCGTCACAGAATTTAGATGGTATGCCAGCCTTTCATGATAATCGTAATCGTGCGGGGGATCGTATTGATCGTGTACTTGAAGCTGATCATATTTGTCGGGAAGTAGCTGATACGATTAGACGGTGTAGCAAGATGACGCAGGACATCTTAATCAATCGATATGTACGGAATAAACTTGATCGGCATGTTGCTGGTGTAATTGGGTATCAGGACACACAATATACTAAATATAAACGCAGGGCATTGAATGAATTCGCTGATCGTTTTGAACTGTCCCTCTGCTGGCAAGATTTACACATTTATAAAAAAGTGTGATTCGAGTGCGATTTAAGCGGGAAAACAGTGTGATAAGACCGTGATTCATAATCGAAAAATGGGTGTAAATTAGTAGCATAAGGTAATTAAGAAAAGAGTGATAATATGTTTATTTCGTTACGTTTATGGATACATGACTGGTACTTAATCCATATTAAAAAGCCACACTGTTCACTATGTGGGCAGGTGGCAACGTTACAAAATGATGATGGCTCATGGATTTGTGATGAATGTGCACAAGTTATGAGTGACTTGGGGATTGAACATGATAAATAGGATATTAGAATTAGACCATTTCCCAAATGGCGGCTAATTGTGCGGCATCTGCTTGCAACTCAAGCAATTTGTTTGCGTTAATAGGCTTGTCATCAAAAAGAAGTTTCCCATTTTGAAGATTGAGAACGGCTGCATTTGCACCAGCTAAATCTGTTTGAGAAGTTGCAGTTCTCATGAGAGTTAACGTGGGACGCATTTTAGTTAAAGTAATTTTATCCTTAGGGTTCTGTTTTCGATAAAAATTTTTAACAAAATAACGCTTGCCATTACAAATCATTCCAAATTCTGAAGAAGCACTTATAATGATCCTGTTGTCATAACTCCAGGAAGCATTTCCCACTTCAAAAAATTGAACATCATGTTTTTTCATGAAGTTGACAAATTTAGTTGCATCTTTTATGAAGTTGGCCCTGCGGTCTTCCTTAGAGTTTTGTGCAGCGTCTAGTATAGAGTCGAGTGTGTCTTTACCTTGTGTGTACCGACGTATAGCAGTGCGTAAAGGAAAGTAGTAATCCTGTCCGATTGAATACTCATCATTCTTCATGTGACGAACCGCATTGATTTTTGCACCGGTATGAACTTTAACTGAAAAGTTAAGAAATTGACTCAGTGAAATCTTGTTTGACATATTAATTCACCTCCGTTCAAATATAATAACTAATTATACAATATGTTTTATTGAATGTTCAGGAAGTTAGTTGTTTTTTCTAACTTCAAGTGGCCTTAGCTCAGTTGGTAGAGCGCCTGACTGTTAATCAGATTGTCGCTGGTTCGAGTCCAGCAGGCTACGTTGCCGGCGGATTTATAAGGGGTGATGCGCTCCTCTCTGCCGCTGGCATTAGTCTTCGTGTTTAACGTCGGCCGTTGAATGCGAGTATCGCTGTGGGCTAATTGGCAAGCCACAATGGGATGTAGGTTCGAGGCCTACCGGCGATATTGTTATGTGATACAGCACCCAATGGGAGTTGACCGCATAACGTGTGCTTGTGGCGGAATAGGTAGACGCACAGTTAGATGCGAGTAACGGGTGTTGGTTGACAACCAGTACGTCCACACATCATGTAGGGTGCAAATCCCTACCAAGCACATTAAGCAAGTAAGTATGCAAGCGACAGTGTGTGAAATCATTTGAATCAACAATAACTCAGCTTACTTGCTTGCTGTTCAGTGCGGAAAACTGGACGGCACCTACATAAGACGCGCAATTAAACTGGCCACCAGATTGCATGCAAGAACATGCGCGCTGTGGTATTGTATATAGATACTGAAAGGGGGCTTTAGCTCCCTCAGGTATTCTCAGTATTCCTTCAAACTGCTCTCGCTTATTGGCGGGAGTTTTTTGATACATAAATTTAGGAGTGACGTCATGTCAAGACCAGTTCACAGCAAATACGGATATGAGCCGCCTGAATGGGTGCAGGCTGATTCCCGGCTAGATAGGTGGTACAAGGATAAAAAGCGTCGTGCTAAACAGCATGGCGCTTTTTGTTTGGAAAATAAAGCTAAGGCGGTATATCAGGCTTCACAGGGTGATGGATTTAAATTGGAAAATAAAGGTTAATTCTAAACCCGTCGATTTCGACTGGTTTAAAAACGGAGGTGTGGTGGTATGTAATGAAACGAAAGTTAACGCCAAAACAGCAGAGGTTTGCAGACGAGTATATCAAGTCTGGCAATGCTTATCAAGCTGCTATTGAAGCTGGTTATTCGCGCAACTATGCAAAGGCACAATCTAGCAAATTGTTGGAAAATGTTGGAATTAAATCTTACATCGATGAGCGAATGGCCGAGATAGCCTCAAAGCGCATTATGGACGCCAGAGAGGCTGTCGAATTGCTTACCCGGATAGCTAGAGGCGAGGAGAAAGAAACGGTTATATCGAGCACTCCGGAAGGCGTATACGAGAGCCAGAAGGAGGCAGACTTGAAGACCCGGATAAGTGCTGTCAAGGAGATACTTAAGCGATATCCAGGCGATGATAAGCTTGTCAAAGCACAAATTAGTAAAGCTGAAGCTGACGTGCGTATTGCCACTGCAAAGGCTCGTATTGTTGAGCATCAAGCTGATGAACTAGAAGGTGCTGGGCGTATTAATCCATTATTATCGGCATTGGCCAAGGGCGCACAGAGACTAGTATCGGAGGAGGAAGAATACGATGCAAACACCGATAGAGAAGATTAGCTACGGTAAGAAGCAAGCAGAGTTCATCTTTTCACCGTTTGATCACTTGTTCGATGTTAATGAAGGTTCAATTCGTGCGGGTAAGACCGCAGCGGATGATGCCCGTTTAGCACTGTTTTATTTGGTAACAACGGACGAGAACCATTTAGTCAGCGCTTATAACCAGGAACTGGCTTATAACCTGTTTATCGAAGGCGATGGCATGGGACTAGCCTATATATTTGATGGTGCTAGTCATTTGAGACGTGATCGCGGTGGCGACCATTTAGCTTTAGACCTACCGAGCGGGAAAAAGAAGATTTACTTCAAAGGCGGGGCCAAGTCAAACAGTGCCAATGCTATCCGTGGTATGTCATTAGGCTCAGTTGCGTATTCTGAAATCAACTTGTTAAACCGAGAGTTCCTTGACGAAACCTTTCGGCGGACGGCCGCAGCTAAGTATCGCTATCACCTTGCTGACCTTAACCCACCGGCTCCACAAGACCCAATTATCAAGTTTTTTGATGAGCGCGATGCGCATTGGCTGCATTGGCGTATGTCTGATAACCCAGTGATGACAACCAAGCGTTTGGCTGAGATGGAGGCACAGCTTAAGAAGAATCCATATCTGTATAAGCGCGACTGGTTAGGATTAAGAGTTATGCCACAAGGAATTATCTATGACCAGTTTGACCAAGACAGTATGACTAACCATGCCTTAATTGGACAGCCGGTAGAAATGTACTTTACCGGTGATGCTGGTCAAGATGATGCCACAACGATGAGTTGCAATATTGTTACCCGCGTCCGTCAACCTGATGGGCGTTTTAAGTTTGTTCTAAACCGTGTTGCCAATTATTATCACAGTGGTACGGAGACCGGACAAACAAAGGCAATGAGCACGTATGCCACAGAATTAAGAAGATTTATTTTGTGGTGTGTTAACACATACCAACTGCACTACTCGATGGTGTTAGTGGATCCCGCTTCATTGGCATTACGACAAGAGCTAATTAAGGTTGGCGTTGAAGCTGGTAAGGCGGATAACAACGGGCATGATCACGTTGGTAACTCTAAAGGAATTGAAGTCGGCATTCAGCGGCAACAATCATTGATTGCAGATGGTCAGTTTGTCTTAGTTGATACGCCTGATAGTGGACTAGCAAACCAGAGCTATGATAATTATCACTTTGTTAAAGAACTTGGTATGTATGTGCGTGATGAAACAACTGGCAAGCCGGTCGATGCTAATAACCATGCAATGGACGAGTGCCGATACGCTGCTAATTACTTTACGAAGAAATACAAGGGAGGTTACTAGCCTTGTTTAACAGAATACATGATTGGATAAAGGGGGTGTTAGTCAAAATGGGATTAGCTACTGAGTTGCAAAGCGTAACTGACCATAAGAAGGTAATGGCGGATGATGACCAGTATGGATTGATTGCTAAGTGGTTTAGCATTTATCAGTCAACACCGGAATGGTTGAAAATACACAAAAAGTTACCCGACGATTCTTATTTAGATCGTCAGAAAATGTCATTAAACATGGGACAAGTTGCAGCCAAGAAGATGGCAAGTTTGGTATTCAATCAAAAGGCTGTTATTACTGTTAGCCCAAAGAACGCGAAGAATCCTGATGATCCTTCATCGCCAGATGATTATCAAACGATTGAGAATCAGTTCGTACAGCAAACCTTGAAGGACAATCATTTCTATAACAATTTTGAACGTTACTTAGAATATATGTTCGCAACTGGTGGCATTGTGATTCGTCTATATACCGATCGTGGTAAAGTTAAGATTCGATTTGCTACTGCTGATGCATTCTATCCAATCACGTCAGATGCTAATGGTGTCAGTGAAGCTGTCATTGCCTCCAAGTTCATGAGTGACAGCCATTACTATACGTTATTGGAATGGCATGAAGAAACCGATACAGACTATGTCGTGACTAACGAGATCTACAAGAGTACGACCAACAGCAATGATGATTTGGGTGTGAAGATTGATGATTGGAGTAACTTGCCGGATGCGTTCAAAAACATGTCACCGCAGCCAACTAGGTATTCCAAAAAGCTTTATTCACGACCGACGTTTATCTATTTAAAGCCTAACTTAGCCAATAACTTGCACATTGACAGTCCATTGGGAATTCCTATTTATGCTAACGCCATAGACACGTTGCGCCAGTTAGATGAAGCCTATGACTTGCTATTCCAAGAGTTTGTCAAAGGCAAGCGACGGATCGTTGCACCTGCAAATCAATTGAAACGTGAAGTTGATCCGCAAACCGGTAAAGCACGGTATTATGTTGATTGGACTGAAGATGTCTATATGGCATACAACACGACAATGAGTGGCGGTGATGGTGAGTCAGCGAAACCGACGGATATTACATTAGGACTGCGAAATGAAGCAATTGTGGCCGGCATCAATGATTTATTGCATTTCTACTCTTCACAAATTGGTTTCAGCGCAGATATGTTTACGTTTGACAGCAAACAGGGTGTTATCACAGCGACAGCGGTAATCAGTGAGAATAGTGATACGTATCAATCCAAAAACAGTCATGAAACGTTGATTGGAGAAGCAATTGAACATATTTGCCAGATTATTGTGGAACTGGCTAAAAATGATTCCAATGTTCAATATTCAGGCCAAACAGATATTGATATTTCTGTTAACTTTGATGATTCGATTGCTAAAGACCGGAATGACAATTTGGATTATTACATGAAGGCGAATGGTAATCACCCCGTCATGACACAACTAGAAGCAATTAAACGCGCCAATGGAATTACTGATGTTGAGGCTCAACAGGTTCTTGACCAAATCAATGCAGAAACAGCAAATGCTGAAGGTACAATTGAAGATGTTGTCGGTGGTAACGGTAAAGATGGTGAGGATAATGCTTAAACCATGGGATTTATCGGGTTATTCTGATGAAGATGCTAACAACTATGCTAGTGTTGAAGACTTGATCTGGTCTTACATTATCAACCTAATAGGAAATGAAGCATCTAAACATGATGATACGGATAATGAATGGGTAAACGAATTACTTAATCATGCAGATGATGTTAGGCAATATGCTGCTAAAATAACTGTCTCACCTACACAGCATGCGTCTAAGCAATTGCACACAAGACTTAGTACAATTAGTCAAGATAATGTCAAACAAGCTGAAAAGTGGCTTAAAAAGGTTACTGGAAAGCAAGTGGATTCGATCAAGGATTCGCAACAGTTTAAGCAAGTTGTTGATGACCAGTTAACAGAGACGGATAATTATCTGAACCTTGCTAGACGTAATATGAGCGCTAATGCGTATCAGATGTTTAGGGGAATTGTTGGTGATGCAAAGCGGTCAATTGATAGTGGTACAACTGCCATCAAAGCAATAGCTAAAGCCAGTGAGCAATGGGCAGAACAAGGTGTACCCGCACTCGTTGATAAGGCTGGTCGAAAATGGTCACCAGATGTCTATGTGCGGACAGTGGTTAACTCAAGTATTAATAGTGCTACGAATGATACAGAGTTACTTAGGTATCGTCAGTATGGCTCGTTAGTTAAAGTTAGTTCACATATTGGTTGTCGGCCAAGCCACTTGCAGTATCAAGACCATGTCTACTCATTGGATGGTGATACGGACAAGTATCCAGATTTTGAATCAACAACGGGATACGGTACGATTACTGGCATTGGGGGCATTAATTGCCGACATTATACGATTCCATATATCGAAGGCTACGGTTCAATGCCAGTGTCACAGCAGTCAGATGATGACAATGCTGCTAGGTATCAATTAGAACAAACTCAGCGACGACTTGAACGTGAGGTACGAAAAGCTAAGCGTAAACTGATAGCAGCTAAAAAGCTCGGCGATCAAAGTGAGGTTACGGCTGTACAAGAATTAGTGAGGCGTCGTCAGTCAGTTACTCGTCAGTTTGTTAATAAGCATGGACTAGTACGTCAATATAACCGAGAAAAACAGTAGTGCCCTTAGCATGGCGTTAAAAGGCTTATTTTTTATACCTTAATTTAGAGAGGAGCAATAAATATGGCAGAAGATAATCCAGTTCCAACACCTGAACCAGTGCCGACTACTGATCCAGTACCGACTCCTACGCCAATTGATACAGAGCAGGTGGCTGCAGACGCACGTACTGAATTATTGAAATCGCTTGGATTCGATAATGAAGATGACTTGAAAGGGGTTGTTGAACAACATAATAAGGATGTGGCGGCTAATCAGAGTGAGTTAGAAGCGAAATCTGGTGAGCTAGACAAGGCAACCAGTAAATTAGCAAAGGAAACCAGTCGTGCTGAAAATGCAGAAGCACAAGTGGCTGCACTTAAGCAGGGTGTTGATGCTGACCATTTGGGTGACGCATTGGCACTCGCTAAGGCCGATTTGGTGAATAAAGCTAACGGCGTTAAAACAATCGATGAGGCATTAACAGGTGTTTTGGCACGAAACCCATCGTTTAAAGGTGCAGAAGTCGCACAAGGAACAGCCGTTGCTGGTCAAAATCTTAGTGGTGGTCAAGGTAACGTTACAGTGCCAGATTTATCAAAGATTAGCTACGGTGAAGCTGCCAAACTGAAACTTGAGCACCCGGATGTATACAAGCAAGCTGTTACAAAACTAACAAATAATTAGGAGGAAATAACACATGGCAGATGAAACAACTGTATTAGATAACCTGATTGATCCACAAGTTATGACTGCGATGATTAGTGCTAAATTACCTAAGGCAATTCGGTTTAGTGCTATTGCACCTGTTGACACCACACTTGAAGGTCGACCAGGTACTGATGTAACTGTACCTCGATACAAGTATATCGGAGATGCGACGGATGTCGATGAAGGTGGCGCTATTGATTATGCCAGTCTTTCAACAGATACCGACATGTTCACGATTAAGAAAGCAGGTAAAGGTGTCAAGATTACTGACGAAGCCGCTCTATCCGGATACGGGGATCCAGTAGGCGAAGGTCAGCGACAAATTACGATGGCAATTGCATCTAAGATTGACAATGATATCTTGGCTACTGCAATGAAAGCACGACTTACGCTAAGTACTGGCGTTGATGTTACGTCTTTGGATATGGTCGATGCAATTGAAGCTGCATTTAATGATGATACGAGTGAATACGCGGTAGAAGATGATTCACCGACCACCGGCGTATTGTTTATGAATCCTAAAGATGTCAATAAACTACGTAAGGCTGCCGCTGAGAACTGGACGCGAGCAACTGATTTAGGTGACAACATCTTGATTAATGGCACATTTGGTGAGTTACTTGGATGGCAAATTGTGCGGTCACGTAAAATCAAAGAAGGCTCCGCCTTGGCAGTTAAGCCGGGTGCAATGCGTACTTACATGAAGCGAAATGTTCTCTCTGAAAAGGGTCGCGATATGGATCATAAGATCACTAAGTTTAATGCCGATGAACATTATGGTGTTGCAATCTATGATGACACTAAGTTGTTAGTCATTAATCCATTTGATGTCGAAGGTGGTACTGTTATTAACCAAAACGTAACCAGTACTAAGGATGCTACGGTTAAAAAGTCCAATAAGGGTAAAGCTGTGGCATCTGATACGCCGTCAAAATAATGTCGCCGTCTAATGTCAAAGCAATGCCTACTAATGACGGTGCGAAGATCACAGCAAAGTAGGCAATTAAATTTAGGAGGAATGTAGAATGGCTAAAGTGTTGAAGGCTTATCAAAAGGGCAATGAAACGGCAATTGCGACTGGTGATGCAACCAGTGTGGCAATTACTGGCTTAGCAGCTGGCACAGTTGTCGCTACTGGTGACTATCAGGTTGCCTATGTGGACGGTAGTCAAACGAGTGACAAGTTAGATGTTCCGGGATTTACGGTTCTTGCTGCCAAGCCCGCTGATCCACAAAATGTTAAAGCTGCAGCAACCACTGATGGTGCCAATGTAACTGCTGGTTAGAGGTGATTAGATGCCGATAGTAGATCAAGATTTTTACGCTTACACTTATTTTGGCGAGCAAGTACCAGTAAATATTAATTTTGAACGTTTGGAAATGCGAGCCGAAGAGATGGTCAATCAATACGCAAATTATTATTTCGATTCGCATAATCTTGATGATTTGCCACTTGAGGCTGACCGAATTAACGTGAAGAAGGCTGTCTGCGCTCAGATTGAATGGTTTATTGATTCTGGTGGGGTTGAAGAGCTAGCTAACGCTAAACAATCGGCTAAAGGGATTAGTCACGTAACGATAGGCAAATTTAGTTATGAGAAGTCAGCGCCCACAACGCTGCCACGTGGTACGGCACAGCGCTCAAATGCGGCAATCAACTACTTACGACCAACTGGCCTATTGTATCGTGGGGTGCATTAAATGGATGATATTATTGATCCAATTCCCATCGAGTTGTTAGATGATGCCATCAAAGTGACACCCTACGACGCTAATAAAGCAAAACAGGATTCATGGATTATAAGCTCAGATAGTAATGGATCTGATGACTACACGATTAGACATGTACGAGTCGAACCTGCAACCTCAGTGTCGGTTCAATCCGTTGGTAATAATACTAGTACACAGGTCGTTACTGGCGCTTATACATTAATTATTGATTCGGCTAACTCGGCGCCACTAAACAAGTTACCTAGCCTGAATGACAAGATTCAGGTACAGAGTACCCAACAATCATTAGTTGTGAAGAGTCTTGACCCCATTTATGATTTTGGCACGCATGTTCATCATTGGGAAGGGGTGCTGCAATGACTAACAAAGTAGACTTGTCACCATTAGTTACACGTTTGAATAATCTTAATGTGCTGACAAACCGACTAGCAGATGTGATTGTGCGTGATTCTGACCAATATGTGCCATTTCTAAATGGTTATTTAGCTGGCCATGTATCGAGAATTCAAACCGGTACTGGCGTTACTATTGTTTGGACAGAGCCGTATGCGGCCTATATGTACGGTGGTAAAGTAATGGTGAAGGCACCGGATACAATAGGCCAACGGAGAGGTTATCACAAAGTAGTGACGGATCGGCCTTTGAATTATAACCACACTAAGCATGCGTTAGCGCAAAAGGGTTGGGTTGATAAAGCCTATTTGGTTAATGGTCACAATTGGGCAGCGCTCGTGGCACACGGATTGGGGGCGACGTAGTGAGTCAAGTTGACCTTGATCTGGATGTTCGGGTTGCTAATTATATTAGTGCTAACGTTAAGCTGTTTGATACGTTAACACTTGGTAATGACTATGCTCCTGGAATGTCACTGAGTTATACATTGCAACCCGCTGGACCGGCAACGCGATATTATGACGGTCGCCGCCGCCGTAGTTTTGCATTTGCAATCACTGCTAAACATCCACACGGAATTGTTTGTATTAACACTCTCAGTGCCATTATGGACATCATGGAGAATGCAACGCCGATATCAATCAAAAGTGAGAATGGAAGTTTCAAATTCATAAGCGCTAAGATGACAACCTCACCGGAGTTTCTAGCCACTGTTCAGGATGACGATGGTCAAGATGCTCAAAAGTATGGTGTCTATCAAGGCGCTTTTAGTGTACAAGTAATTATTTAATTTAGGAGGAATACAAAATGGCTGATGCTACAACACCAACAACTGACCCGAATGACAAAAATGTTTTAGGATCGATTCAAGAAAACTATCTAGACGAGTACTGGGTAGGCAAGACCGGAGCTGATAAAACCGTAACCTGGTTATACCTGGCGGATGGGATTACGACCGTGACGCCTAAGTATACTGACAAAAAGAAGACCGCTGCCTACATGAATGGTGGTGGTCAAGAACGTAACACCGTTACTGGTGTTACTTCTAGTTATGATATCTCGGGGGATCGTTCAATTGGTAATCCGGCCCAAGATGATATTGCTGATATGAAGCAAAAAACCGGCGGTCAACGTGAACGGATGTTCCGCAAAGTGCAATGGCTACAACAGGACGATGGCTCATTAACCCCCAATTCAATTGAATCAGGTATGGGGACCTTTACCGATATTGACGATGGTGGTGGTGCCGCTGATGACAACGGGAGTTTTAAAACTACGATGAACTACAATTCATCACCAACTGTTATCAAGGCTGATGATGCAGCAGCAATGAAAGCAGCATTAGCTGAAACGCCTTGTCAAAATGCAATTATTCTTGGTGTTAAAGCCAATATGCCAACTGACAACGGTGATCCGTCAAAATAACAGTGCCATCGGGTGTTCAATCTTTACCTACAAACGATGGCGCAATTATAAAAAGTATGTAGGTAAGTGGCGGAGCAATCCGTCATACATAGCACTAAAAATATTAGGAGGTACCAGCATGAGTGATGTAATTAAATTAGAGGTTCCTAGTGACAGTATGACGTTTGAAATTGGTGATAAGAATTACACGGCAAGTTTTGCTGATAAATCATTTGCTGTTTTTACAGATCAATATAACGACATTAAGATGGCCGAAGTTAAGTTGCAACAAGACTTGCAACACCGCTCCGTTGAGTTAACTGATAAAGAAGCTCAATTGGAAAAAGATATGATTAATGAACCAATGACGGCGTTAGATCATAAGAAACAAGTCCTACAACGACGCTATTTGCGAATGTACGATGATATTCAGAACAAATATAAGATTGAAGCTAAGGAACGCTTTTATCAATTACTTGATGGCATGTTTGGTAAGGATGCTGGCAAGGAACTATATCATACTTGCAATGATTCTATGGTGGTATTTGCTAAGGTTGTCGCTCAAATCATGGTTAACGTAGAACAACATACGGATATTTCCGATTATCGCGACAAGTACTTACAGTCCATTACAGAATTGCGGAAGAATGAACAATGAGTTTTACCGAGATAAACACTAACAGCATCGTATTTCGGAAACATCGGTATCGTTTAGACCTTTCATTTCGCATGGTGTTGCTCTATTTTAAAGCAATCCGGGATGAAGGTCTCACTATACCGGAGCGTGTAGAAGTCAGCTTAAAAGCGCTGGTATTGGACGATACGAGCAAGCTACGTTTTGAGGACAAGGGTCAGCTGCTGTCTGAAATATTTAATACAAAAATCAATAATGATCGCGATCGGGTTCGAGCAAAGGTACTCAAATCTGGTAAGCGGTCTTTTGATTTTGATGAAGACGAATCGTTAATCAAGGCTGGGTTCCAACAACAATATGGTATCGATTTAGACCGAGATAGTCTCAGTTGGGAACGGTTTACCACTATGTTGGATGGCCTTAGTGAAGATACGCAATTTAAAAAAGTTGTCAGATTTCGACTGGCCAAGGTTAGTGATGATATGGATACTGATACGCAAACTTATCTGAAACAAATGAAGCTGATTTATGGATTAAAGCAAGCTCACGCCGATGGTGATGGCAAGCTGACACCAGATGAACTATCTATCGAGCTGGCTAATTTAGATATGCCACACAAGGCGTTACGGATGAAAGAGTTACGGGAGCAACGGAAAATATAGAAAGGATGTGTGTAGATGGCTGATATTGCTGGTAGTGTCAAGATTAACGTGGACTTAATCGCTAAAGAGGCGCTTGCACAAGCCGAAGTTCTTAAGCGAACATTTAAAGACGTGGATGTTAGCCCGAAAGCAGCTGCCAATTTAAAAGTGTTGAATCAAGGGTTAGAGACAACTGCAGCCAGCTATAGTAAGCTATCAGCCGCTCAAGAACAAGCAGGGCTGCACATGTCTTCTCAAGTTTCTAAGTTGAACTCTTATAAAGCACAGTTGCAAGCTAACCGACAAGAGATGACAGCAACAGCTGGTGAAATTGGTCGTCTGTCACGAGCAGAAGGTGATAATTCTGCTCAAGTAGTAGCAGCTAAAAGTAAATATGCTGCCCTTGAACGTGAACAGCAAGCTCTGGTTTTGTCAGCAGGCAAGTTGCAAAAGAGTGTTGGTGCATTAACACCTGAAATGGCTGCCGCAGCTGACAAAGCCATGATAATGGGTACTAAGATACAAAATGCTGGTGAAAAGATTAGCTCTCTTGGAAGTAAGGCCACTATTGGTTTTACGGTACCTATTGTCACAGCACTGGGTGTAGCAACTAAAGCCGCTTCCAATTATCAATATCAATTAGCTGATATCCGTAAGGAAGTTGTTGCACAAGGATACTCTGCTAGCCAAACAAGCTCAATTATGAAGAATCTATCTTCAGACACATTAAAATGGTCCAAAGAATTTGGTGTTGGTACCAAAGAAATCAATGATGGTATGTTTGAATTGGTTTCTAATGGTTACAATGTCAAACAAGCCATGGGAATGATGCCAGAGTTGTTAAAGACTATGACCGCTAATTCCGATCAGTCTGGGGAGTCTATTAAACTGACCGCTTCTATGCTTGAACAATTTGGCCAGAACTTGGGTTCAAACAGTACTGTAATAAAGAATGGTAATAGCTTGATGAATCAGATGACTGAAGCCACCCATAAGTCAGCCATGTCATTAGATGATTTGAAAGAAATTAGTGGTAATGCCGGTGCTGCAATGCACGCCATGGGCGTTAAGACATATGAATTTATGGCAATTGCAGGGCGCTTAAAGTCTGCTGGTATTGATGCTAGCTCCGTTGGTACTGGTCTGTCATCATTGATGACGCGAGTTGGTACTGGGACAGGACAAGCAGCTAAAGACTTAAAGAAATACAATATTCAAGTGTTCGATAGCAAAGGCAAAATGAAAGACGTCTTTGATATTCTTGGACAAATGCAGGGTGCTTACCAGAAAATGAATGATAAGCAGCGCCAGTCATTCATGTATAACGTTGTTGGTCAAGAAAACATGAAGGTCGGTATGACCTTGATGGACGCTAATCTTGATCGGTACAAATCGTTATCTAATGAGATCGAACACAGCAATGGAACCGTTGATAAATACAACAAAACAATGCGTAACACGAGCCAGTTCACTATGGCCCAATTTAAATCTAGTTTAAACGCTTTAGAGATTGAATTTGGGCAGAAGTTCCTACCAACTCTCACTCCCATTATTCGTGAGTTAAAGAATATGCTAGACCGTTTTAGCGACTTAGATCCGGCAACGCAGAAGCTAATTCTTAATACAGGCTTAGCTGTTGCAGCCGGTGGTCCATTGATTGGCATGTTTGGGAAATTGACCTCTGGTGTAGGGCTACTAACTAGTGGATCTATGAAACTATTGGTTGGTGCTGCTAAACTATCACCGTTATTTGGCACTTTAGTTAAAGATGGCGGTGCGGCCAGTACTGTCATTGCTGGTCTTAGTGGTGGTGCTGAAGCAGGTTCAGCTTCTTTGCTAGGATTAGGTGGTTCAGCACTAGGTACAGTATCCGGATTAGGTGCATTGGCCGCGGCGGCTGCCCCTGTTGTATTGGGTGTAGCAGCTGTGGGGACAGCAACTTACTTTGCGATTAAAGCCGGCAAGGAGCATAGTGACCAGTTGAAGCGCCAACGTGCTTCGATGGACGAATATGGTGCTAATATCAGCCAAAACTCGCAAAAAGCGATTGGCTCGTTTAATGAACTACATCAAAAAGCCAAAAATGATATGGCACTATTGGATACCGCGGTAGGCAAGCAGTCTAAACAGTTATCTAGTGATGTGGTTACTAAATACAGTAAGATGGCTGATTTGGTTGAACAACAGTTCTCCAAGACCAAAAAGGCTGGGATGGATGCGCTATCCGACTTGTCTGGAAGTTTTGGAAGTGCTGGCAATAGCTGGGTAACGCAAGTTGAAAAGGGCGTTGATAAGCGGGCTGATGGGCAAACAAGTAAGCTTGAAAAAGCTAAAAAAACGATGGAGAGCATTTTAAAGTCAGTTGACGGTGACTTCTCGAAGCTGTCTGCTACTCAAAAGGCCAAGCTGAATGAGGCTGAAGCTTACATTGACTCGCAAGTCTCTGCGTTTGGTATGGCTTATAAGGACCAGCAAGCCTTGTATAAAGCTTATGCACAACAGCATGGCACTATCACGGATGGCATGTATAAAGCGGACGTCAAGTCAGCAGATTCGGCATATTCCAAGACTTATGGCAAGGCAAGTGATAGTTATAAGAAGAGTCTGTCTGAGCTGAAATCGCTAAGAAAAAATGACCAAATTAGCAAGGACCAATATGACCAAGCACTTGCCATGCTGGACGCTAAGCGTAACAAGCAGCAAACACAGGCATCATTGGAATACATCAAAACTGAAAAGGCAGCCGGTGATGCGTATAACAATAATGGCCGCGAAAGCTTGCGTACTAAGCAAACACTTGATGATGAATACACGAAAACGATTACCGATGAAAATGGCAAAAAGGAAAAACTCTATTGGGACGATGTCAGTAACAGCGAAGAATTGGCAGCTAAGTGGATTGCGGATCATAAGAAGGACAATAAGAAGTACATTGATGATCAAGTCAACGCGCATGGGACCATTGAAAAGAATATAGCTAAGTTCCAGAAGTCTCAGGAAAAAGCCTATGAAGCAATGGGGATGGATGCTGACCAAGCTGTTGCTCAAGCCAAAGTTGACGCTGATGATTTATTAGCAACCACTACTAAGTCGGGTGCTGAGAATGCCAAAGCGGCCGCTAAAATTCATAGCGACTATATTAAGGCACTGAACAACGGAAGTTTGGGAAGTGCTACGGCAGTTGCTAAGCAATGGGGCCTGGATCTTTCAGACACGACTAGCAAGATTGATCTTGGAAAGTATGGTAAGAAGACAGCTGCTTCGTTTTGGAACGATATAAAATCTGGATCTAAAACAGGTTATGAAGAAGCAAAAGTCTATTTTAATACTATTTTAGCCGACTTGAAGTCACGAAATATTAAATCTGCCAGTGATTTAAGCAAATCCACTATGGATGAACTAAAATCTGGCTTGTCTAGTGGCGTATTAACGCTAAAAGAGTTAAAGCCAGTTTTGGGTGATTCCGTTGTTAGCTTGTTTCCACATGACCTTTCTAAAGTAAGCAGTCAGGAAATGAAGACTCTAAAGCAAGGTCTCAAAGATGGCGTAATTACATTATCTGACCTAAATGGACAATTCAACGGAAAAATCATGGGGCTGTTTCCTAAAGACTTATCACAACTGGGTAAAGATGACATTTCAACATTGAAGAAAGGCTTGAAAGATGGCTCAATTACAGACTCCGATTTAAAGGGTAAATATGGCAAACAATATGCTGCTATTTTTAAGCAAGATTTATCTAAGCTAGGTAAGAGCGATATTCAATCACTCAAATTAGGCTTGGATCTTGGAATTATTACCAAGAGTGATTTAAAGACACGTTATGGTAAAGCAATTTCTAATATTTTTGATCACGATTTGAAAAAAATTGGGCAAAAAGATATTGATACTTTGGCAACTGGTATTGATTTGGGTATCCCTGGTGCTAAATCTGCATTGAATAAGCTAAAGTCAGCTGTAAAGAGTGGAGCTAAAATCAATATCACTGGCGAAGGGTCATGGACCATGGATACCCTTAACAAGGCTTATGCTGATAAAAAAATTTCAACTGAAAACTACTTGAAAGTATTAGCAGCGATGGTTAAGGGGAAGACTAATATTGATATTGGTGAAAGCGGCCGTAAGACCATGGATAGTTATAACGATGGTATCAACGGTGAGAAAAAGGTGCCTATTAATTCAGTTACAGGGACTGCTCAAACCATCAAAGATGTTATGACTTTGGGGCAAAAAGCTGTTGGTGCTGGTAACGATACAATGGAATCATTCAATCAAGGCTTAGTCGAGAAAGCTGCCGACCCCCTGAAGTCTGCTGGCGGAGTTGGAAAAGGTGTGGCTCATAACCTTGATCAAGGTGGAGCTAGTGTTAATGCATTGTCTAAAGCTGTTGGTGGCAAGAGTTCTTACACAGCAACTGAAAACAAGTTAAGCATAACGACAGGGATACCACATAAAACCGGTACCAATGGCAAAATCACAAGTCCTGAAACTGCAATAGTCGGTGATGGTTATAAGCCAGAATTGATTGATTATGGTAATGGATCATTAGGACTGTCACCGGCTGTTCCAACTGTGACCCACTTGCCTGTCGGTGCTCAAGTCTTTTCAGGTGAGGATACTGAAAAAGCGGCACCATTCCTTAAAATGATGGGGTTACCGATGTTTGCGACTGGTTCTGGTGGTAACATCGTTGATTGGATTAAGAACCTATTTGGTGATGCTATGAAGTTCATGGAGCACCCTATTGATAACTGGAAGAAGTTAGTCGATTCAAGCTTCCAAATGAATCTATTTCCAGGTGGATCACAGAACCAGTTTGGCCCAGATACTAAGGACTGGGAAAAGAAACAAACTAACTGGTTGAAAAAACTAGAGGATAGTCTAGGCGACTTGGGTGGCGGCGGTGCAACGTACAATCCAAGCATGATTAAACGTGCAGCGCTTGCTATGAAGACCAGCATAGACGGTGAAAAATTAAAGCAGTTACAATACTTGATTAAGAACGAATCAGGCGGCAATGCACACATTAGAGGAATTGATGACGGTGACGGTACAGGCCCAGCTATGGGACTACTACAATACAAGCGATCTACTTTTGATACTTACGCACTACCCGGGCACCACAACATCTTATCTGCATGGGATCAATTATTAGCGTTTTTTAACGATAGCAATTGGAGCTCAGATATTGGTGTAGGTTATAACGGCAAATATGGCGAGTGGCGTGGACAAGCTTCCGGGCCAAGCGGACATCGTCGTTTTGACAAGGGCGGTGAGTCCTATGATAAGCAATTAGCGTGGGTATCTGAGCATAACCAACGTGAAATTCACATCCCAGATGATCAGTCGAATTACAGCAAGTATTTAACGGACCAAGCTGTCAAGATGTCATTTGGCCAGCAGGCTTTTGTTGCTACAAGTGCAGAACAAGCCGCTGGGTTAAAGAGTACCATTCCCGTGGACGTTCCTAAGAACGGTGGGCCCGTCGCAGTCAGTGGTGCAACGGCGAACGGAACTGCTGAGGTATTAGGTATGGTCAAGTCATTAGTGGACGCAATTACTAGCAAGACAGTTAACATCACTGCCAAACTAGATAATGGCGTCCTTTTTAATGCCCAGTATCCGTTAATTAAGCTGGCTCTAGGCCAAGATGTTGTCATTGATCGAGCGAGAGGAGGCAAATAGATGGAGTTAGATATTCAAGTGATTCAACAGGATGGCAGTAATTACTGGCTATCTGATTTGGGTATTCAAGTAGAAAAGTTTTCACCACCTGCACCAACGTTCACTCGAACTTACACGTCAGTTGGTAAGTACAATGTAGCTTCATCTGAAACACACACGAGCGAACGCAAGATACCGCTAGTTTTTGACGTTAAAACAATTGACTCAGTTGACCAAGAACTAATGCGGTTGAAGCTATTTGATTTATTTCGTGGTTACGAAGATTTTTATGTTGTTAGTAGCATCATTCCATCGATTCGCTGGCCAGTCCATGCGGATGATGGGTTTAATGTAGACCCTTATGAAGCGTCACCTATCATGACAGAGGATATCACAGTTAACCTAGTTGTTACCGGTGGATTTGGTGAGACGATTAACACTACTGCTAACATGAAGAATAACATCCCATTGGGATTTGATATTCCGTTTGCATGTTTGCCACCGTATCGTTTCACCAATCAGAGTGACGTCAAGGTGTTTGTTGGTGGCTCAATTCCGCTGCTGGCTGATGGCAAGACGGCCACATTAACCTTCCATGGAGATGTGGCTAGTCAATTATCGATTACTAACAAAACTACGGGACAAGTGTTTCAGTTAAATCAAGCGTTGAAGAAATCCCAGACTCTAATTTTATATGGCATGGTTCCAGTTGTAGATGGCGTGAATGTCTACAGCAAGGGTAATCATGCCTATTTAGATTACGTCAAAGGGATTAACGAATTACTGGTAGCGGGTGCAACGAATTATGATTTGGAATTTGATACACGGTATTACGTTTAGGAGGTGTGACAGTGTTTTATTTACGTGATGTAACAGGTAACGAACTACCAGTTATCCCAATTTCAGCACAATTGACTGAAACCGTGAATCAAGTGGCGCAGTTGGAATTGACGTTCATTAACACGGGTACGAATGCGTCTGCTGTGGGTATGTTGCAACCACGCACGCTTTTGCTAGATTCTGATAGTGGCGAAGCTTATCGTATTCAGACCATGAATGGGTCTAACATCGGTGGTAGTCGCAATGTTAAAGCAACGTTTCTAGGCGTTGTGCACGATTTAAACGACCATTACGTTGAGAAGAGTATAAAGGGATCTCAGTCGCTCGATAGCTGCATGCAGCTAATTACTGAAGGCACTGGTTTTACGTATACGATTCATGATGATTTCAATCATTATGATTTTTCTGAAGATTTCGGTACTGGATTAGCGTTTGATTTATTCTTAAACACTTTGATGTCGGACTTCAATTTCGAATGGACTAGTACGGGCAAGCACATTGATATTTATAAACAAGTCGGTAAGCGTGATGCTTTCGTTTGGTTAGATGGATTGAATCTTAGCTCGTTGACAGATGAGAGTGATTACACGACGATTGCAACTCATATTAAAGGTACAGGTAAGTTAGACGACAAAGAAAAGCCATTGGCTACTGCTGAGTACACGAGTCCTAACGCAACAACGTGGGGTGTAATTGATGCAGAGCCAATTTCTGATGAGCGGTTTACAAACAGTGATTCATTACTGGCATATTTGAAATCGAAATTACAAGATGTGCCGTTGATTCAGCGAACTGCGACATTGAATGATTTCATGACTAACTCGGTACCTGGAATGATTAATAACAGTGGGGTTGGAAATTATGGCTATATTCGGGATCGCAATGGTGTGGATGTTGAAACTCGAATCAGTGAAACCGTGATTGATTTGCTTAATCCAGCGACGACAAGCGTGACATTTGGCAATATGACCAAAAGCTTTACACAAATCACCGCGGGATTGCAGACTGCTCATAGTGATTCTGGTAAGCAAATCGCACAGCTAAAAGCCGGGCTTGATGCTGTAGACGGCAATGATTTGATTACTGATGCGAATACACTTGACAGACTTAATGCGTTGGGTGGTGCCGTGAATGGATAAAATGACGGTACAACAGGCTATTGATATTCTTTCAATGCAGTTTCCAATTAGCTGGGAGAAGGTTGCCAATAAACCAGATTTAGTGACTAGTGATGACTTGGACCAACGACTAAGTTTAATTGGGCAGTTGACGTCACCAGATGGAACGGTATGGGAACCTGCCATTGATAATGACGGGAAAGTGACGTGGCAAAAGAAGGAGACAAATAAATGAATATCAATGTCGTATTAGCTGCCCTACAGGAGCAAGTAAACCAGTATTTGTTGACTATTGATCAGTGCTTTGGTCTGCCGACAGTGACAGTCAGTATTGGTCAGGTAACCTCAGGGTATTTGGATGACGCTTGGCGCTTACAATTGATTACTGCGTTACACGATACTGCTTCTGCTGTTGACACATTAATTAGTCAACTTGAAGATTTGAGAATAACTAGTTTGGCAAGTGGTGAGCGGCTTGACCGGCTGGCAGTGACAGTGATGTTGAACAGTTTGAAGTTAAGCGATATTCAATACCAATTTGATAATTTTGTGGCCGCCGTAAATAAGAAATTGGTCCAAGTGAGTGTTTTGCTAACAGAACAAGGAATTATAGGAGATGATGAGAATGACAATAAAGGCTGATGAGCAAGGACGATACGTGGTTGTAAACACATTGTTGAATACCACTGATGTCACGTTAGTCGATCAGATCAGTGGTCGACTTGGCGATAGCGGTCGGCTCGTTTATTTTGCTGTGAAGGATGGGATGCAGCCACATGACTTAACTGGTCAAGATGCATTTATCAGGGCCAAGGATGCTGCTGGAAAAATCAAGCAGGTCACAGGTATTTCAGAAAGAATTAAACCTAGCGCTGGATTGATGTCAATGTACTTACCAGCAGAATTCTACCAAGCCTCTGGTCCAGTAGAGGAAGCCTATTTGGCAATCACTAGTACTAACGATGGTAGCATTGTGAGCTCAGTGCCACTGACGTTTAATGTTCTTGAAAATAACATGATTATCACGGCTAATGGCTCGAAAGATTACATCGACCAAATTGACAGCTTTGTAGAGGCAATGCGAGGTAGAGTCAGCCAGTTAAGTGATGCGTTAGATACACAAGGGCAATCGTATGTGGCACTCAACAAAGCACTTGATGTCTATGTTGATTTGATTGGCAAGAATGCGGTAGCCACTTTAGGTAGCGATAATGTCTTTGCTGGTAATAATCAATTCAGCAAGCCCATCACAGGAACCGTAACTAGTGCAGTACAAGCTGATAATGCAGCGACTGCTGACACTGCTAAAGTGGCGCACAAAACAGATGATGATACTGGCTGGCTAGATATTTCAAAGAACTTTATCAGTCCAGCAGCGGGAACTGCAAAGATACGTAAGCGCAACGGTATTGTACAGTTGATAATTCAGGCTGTGACCGGTTATTATGTTGGCAATAAATTACCTAATGGCAATCAACTGTTGAAGTTACCTTGGAAAGGATCAGCAGGGGCATCGTATCCGGGCGAATATCCGTTTGTTTATAATGGGGCAGCTGGTGCCCTATCCATTATGGATGATATTCTAATCGTTCATTGGGTTACTAATCCATCATCTGATAGTAATGTTCATATGTATGCCACGTTGACTTATATTGCGACGGACTAGGAGGGTTAAGAAAAATGAGATTTGTTAAAGTTTTGGATCGAACCCTAAATAAGCAAAATGATAGCGCTGCTTCTTATCGGCTAAACTTGTATGACGATTTAGACATCGTTGACTTAACTAATAAGACCGTAGATATTAGTGTGGCTAATGGGGACAGTTTTGTTGGTCAAATTGTGCCGGTAATTAATAACCCAGATGTCATTGTCGACATGAGTAACACTGTTCTCAGTGGGTTACCAGCAGGTTCATATTTCTTAGAGATAAACGTGAAGGATGCTGCAGGCAACGTTGCCAAATACCCGACATCAGGATATGTCGATTTAAATATCACCCCGGACTTAGTCAAAACGATTGATTCTTTAATACCACAATTGACACTTGATTCTATTCTCAAGTCGGTTGATGACAAGATTGCCAAAATAAAGGCTGCTGGTCTAAAAGGCGATCAAGGTATGCCAGGCAAGGATGGCATAGATGGGAAAAATGGAACAGATGGTAAAGACGGCCTTGATGGCAAAAATGGTATTAATGGTACTAATGGTCGAGATGGCACTAATGGACTAACGCCATTTCTGGCGTGGGCTGATAGTATGGATGGTTCAACCAATTTCAGCACTACGAATAACAACCTGGCCTATGTGGGTATTGCTTATGCGGCCGGGACGATGCCGCCAACTGACCCTCACGCATATAATTGGGCCTTAAATGGTGAACCAAGAGTATTAGCCAATAATGTTATTGGCGCGTTTGACTACATTTTGATCCGAGCAGCTGATGGAACCGTTTGGCGAGAAGTAATAGATAATAACGGTAATACTACACTAAGTAAGCAGTGAGGTGAGCTTTAGCATGAAAATGTCACAAGCATATTTTTTCAACTCTGATAAATCTTTTGATCAGAAAGCTGGTATCTTTGTACATCATCATGGATCATCCGTCAATCCAACTGTCAATATGACCAACTATCAGCAGTACATTAATAATGAGCTGGATCTAGTTGAAACAATGGGTTACCAAAATATTGAAACGCCGTTTACGCATGTTACAAATTATGATTCTGAATTTGTGACGGTCATTCAATATTTGGTTGACCAAGCATTGGCCCGTGGTATTACGGTCATGTTGATTGCACAAGGTACTCAAGATAAGACTATGAGTATCGCCGAGATTGAAAGTGATTCTCAGAATTACCTTCAGGTGATGACTAAATTTATTATTAGAAATGCTGGTAAAGGCTTAGTGTATGAAGGCATTAACGAACCGGACTCTAGTGAATGGTATGGTTTAAATACCGTAGTTGGTTATCAACAAGCAATTATTTGGGATAATCAACTTAAAGCTGTGATTGATAAATATGATTCATCGGCAACCTTTGTGGAAGCAGTACTTTATCCAGCATACGGGCTACCAATGATTAAGCAAGGGTTAATTAACCCAGCAGCCTATGCCATGCATCCTTATATTAAGAATATTGGAAACAAAGGTTCTAATGTGCCAGAAATACAACTACTAAATGCGACATATCCGACCAGTTATCAAGGTAATAAGTTTGCCTTGACAGAATTTGGAATCGCAAGTGAATATGAAGACAAGGATATTGAAGATGATTGGCAAGGAATTGTAAGTGCTGACGAAGCAGCGGCTCTAACGGTCAGACAAATGATTATCCAAGACGCCTTAGGAGCACCAATGCAATACAATTTTATGTTAGGTTATCTATATGTATTCAAAAAATATCAATTCTTTGATTTAAATGCCAATATTACGCCGACGGGTACTGCAGTAGAAAATGCACTTAAAGAATTACAAGGCTATTACTTCCATGAGTGGCTATGGGCTGATGTGGGGACCCACCATAGCTATATTGCAAAATATATTAATAAAGATGGTATAGCTAAGTATGCCTACTGGAACGCCGATGGTAGTAGTGCCGATATCGTTGTAGGCACAAACACGCTACACGCAACTAGTGCGGTTCAATATACTATTGTTAACTTGGCGGCGTCGGTTAACACCTTAGTGATTCAGACACCAACAGGGCTTAGAACAATAGATGTTAAACAATTGCCGGTTGGAAAGCCAGTTCTATTACAGTTACCAGCTGTGATTGGCTACCAACATAATGAAGTTACTGCGACGTTAGATGGTACCGGCCAGTTAACGTTACATACTGACATTGTTTATCGTCGGTCTGATGAGCATGGCTTACAAGTTGACGCTAACAAGCTAGCTAATGGGTTTGAGACCCTAATGTTAAAGTCACCCGATGGTACTAGTTGGCAGGCAGTGGTAGTGGCAGGAAATATCAGTTGGGTTAAGAATCAGGGGAACGTGATTTAAGGAGATGATAAGAGTGAAGCTCAAAAATAAACTAGCACTGACAGGAGCGGCCACCATGGCAGCTCTTTTTTTAGGCATGAATGCAAACGCTGCTCGCATGGATATGGTCGATGTGTCGAATAACAACGGCTACATGAGCACCGCCGAGTACGTTTCGATGCGCAATGAATTTGGTGTTAAGGCCCTCACCGTCAAGATTAGTGAAGGCACAACCTTCAAAGATGGCTATGCTGCTAGCAATATCGCTAATGGTCAAGCGGCTGGCTTATACGTCAACGGCTATCATTTTGCCCATTATAAAACTAAGGCCCAAGCGATTGCCGAAGCTGATTATGCTGGTCAGGCAGCCAAAGCGGCCGGACTACCGGTGGGCGCGGTACTAGCGACTGACGTCGAAGCTAAGGAACAAGGAATCTTGTCACAAGCAACCAATGACCGCAACAATGCCGCCTTCATGAAAGAGATTCAGAAGTTTGGTTACCGGGCTGACATTTACACGTCTGGATCATGGGCTAACAACAAAATGACCATCAAGGGCAAAACAGGGTGGGTTGCTGGCTATCCGTTTGTGCCGGCTGGCAAGCAATGGTATACGAATAACAATGCCTGGCAATGGTCTGGGTCAGCCCATTTCCGGATTAGTTACGGTGGGTTTGACGTTAGTCAACTTTATACTAATTACTACACAGCTGGTCAAAAATCAACGGTCAAACCGACCAATAAGGATGCGGTTAAGGCCAACAACCAGGAAGCCAACAAAAACACTTCCAAGCCATCTAATTCAGCCAAGTGGGTCAAGGAGTCAAAAACCTACGCGCTCAAGACGGCGGTTAAGCTCCGTACTGGTGTGTCAACGTCATCAAGTGTCATCACTATTTTGCCAGCTGGATCAACAGTCAAGACCAACCAAGCTATCATTAAAGGCGGCTATCGCTGGGTACGCCAACCACGTTTTAATGGTTATGGCTATCTGGCAACAGGCCCGGCAAGCAATACGCTGGAATATGTAAAGAGTGGTGCCGCTCATACGTACTACACAGTCAAGTCTGGCGACAGCTGGTGGACAATCGCACAACGCAACGGCCTGAGCATGACTACATTAGCTAGACAGAATGGCAAAACGATTTACACCACTATCTATCCTGGCCAGCGATTGGTGGTGCGGTAATTGCATACACTATTAGGATTAGGTTGGGATGAATGGGGATCGATTGTTGCCATTGTCACTAGTATTTGTGTATTAGCTAATTGGATTCTCAATAAGACGGTCCGTATCCCGCTTAACGATTTAGGCAAGCGGCTTAGCCGTTTTACCGATGAAAGTTTAAAAGTGAGACAGCAAAATGCCGACACAATGAACGCGATTGAAAATCGGGTCATTAAGGTAGAAGGCCGGTTAGATGGTCATGACATTGAATTTAAACATCTATATGAAAAGGAAGCCAAAGGAAATGAAAAAAATTAGTTTTAAGAACGCTGACGGAAGCTTGAATGGTAAGTTGATTGCTGGGATTATTTCATTGCTAATCGTTTTGATTCAACAAGTCTTTGCCATGTTTGGCATTAAGTTTACTGGTGACTGGTCAGCCATTGTCGCCGTTATTAATACTGTATTAACGATCCTTGGTATGCTGGGCGTTATTACTGACGTTCAAACAGTGACAGTACCAACAGTTAAAAGTGACGAGGAAAGCCAGGTTGAAGCGACCGCTAATGCGGTTGCTGACGAAGCGCAAACACCAACGTCCACAGTCGCTGCAGTGAATAGTTCTGCATCATATGACGCTGAAATGGCGTCAGAATCCGCCTCACAAGCAGGCGAAAAGTAGTATAATTAAATATTGAATTTGCTAATCCCCTGCGTTTCGGCGTGGGGGATTTTTTGTTAACAAAATATATAAAAAAGAGCCAGTCAAGACTGGCCCAATGTTTAAATAAATAAAATGGGTGTTCTGTTTCTCCTAAGATAATAAAGAACACAGTTATTATACATTAAACCTGATTAATATAACAAGGATTTATTAATATTTTTCTATAGATTACTTTCGGTATTGTGATATAAACCGACAAGTGTTATTATGTCCCTTGTCCTGTTATTAGTATCACAGCTTTCAAATCCCCCCAAGATTGTCGGTTAGTGGTGCCGGAAGTGATGAGGATAATCTTCTGCTTGATGGGTGGAAGATTTTTTTGTGTTGCTTGCCTGTATATTTTGTTAGTGAGAGTTTAGATTTAGCATTATTAGCTGTCAATATAGCTAATTAGATAACTACAATACTTTACAGAATAGCAAGTAATAAGTATAATATTAATTGTCTCTAGTGTAGTTTCTAGATGATAGTTATAACTTGATTAATTCCCCTGCGCTTCGGCGTGGGGAATTTTTTTATGTATTACCCGCCTAGGAATTTTGGTGCACATTTGGTGCACGTCGTGAAACAAAACGTTGCTATGTTGGTGCCTAACCACCGTATACTACTCCGGGTGGGTACGTCAGCCACGATTTAATGGGTTATGGTTGTCTAGCAACAGGCCCAGCCAATAATTCACTGGAATACGTTAAAACGGATGCTTCTCACACGTATTACACGGTCGTTTCAGGTAACTCATGGTGGGTGATCACTCAACGCAACGGTTTAAGCGTCTACACGTTGGCAGCGCAAAACGGTAAGAGTATCTATTCAACGATTTATCCTGGTAACAAGCTACTTATCAAATAAGTGAGCTTTCTAGAAGTGACACGCAATCTGCGTTTTATATTATGATATAATAAAACACAGACTAGTTGGTGTGCTTGCCCACACTAGCCTGTGCTTCCAAGTTTATTCTGCTTTACGCTTTTTTGTTAGCTTTCCGAATAAGTAAGGCAAACTTGGTTAATCCTAATAATACGGTTACCAAATCTTTAGTAGAGATGGTAAGCGTAAGATGCAGAATGATTGAAGATATTACCATTGAAGGATTCCTCCTTCCGGCAAAATAGTGGATTGATTAAGTCCCGTAAAATTTGCCTATCTTTAATTTTACCATAATACTTTGTTAAACTCAGTATTATGAGTAATCAAGAAACGTTATTTGTTGATGAATAAATTGTTGAATTTTTTCTACTAGAAGTGTTAGAATGTTTGTAGATTGAAGATACATTATTGAAGGATTCTTTCAGTGTGGACTGATTACCCACACTAAGTTTCCAATCTGTCATTTGTTATCACTCCTTTCTGCCAGTTGCAGAAAGGTCTTTTTTATTTAACGAGTTAATTATAAAGTAATGGTTTAGAAAATCAGTCAAAACATGTAAAATCGGAAAAATGAAGCAAACAGATGCAATGTTAACACTTTGCCTTTTAGTAAAAAATGTAAAGTCATTTATAAAATCCTGCACTAGCCTTAATTGGCTGGTGTGGGACTTTTTTGTGTTTAAGATAATAAGTTGGTATATAATAGTGGAAAAAGCAAAACATCAAAAAAGGGCCAATATTAAATTAATTTGTGCTCTTCCACGATTTGTAAATTAAAAATCTCTCTTTTTCATAAATGGCTTATAAATGGCATTTATAGCGTGCTACCCTTAATGGTATAACTACCGTGCGGGTGATAAGTCGACGTCGGTAGATAAAAAGAGAAGCGTCATAATGCTGGTATATCAGCATTATGACGCTTCTCTTTTGCTAATTGGTATCAAATTAAAACCCCAATTTTGCGTTTTGGCTGTTGTGATCACAACAGCACTGTTAAGCGCTCATAAAAAAGGGTTTTGGGATCGTGTCACAAGTAAGGGTCCTATGAATTAATTATTACTCGTTAATAGTGTCTGAAAGGCCGTTAGCGACATTCCAGGTACGACCCGTTGTCGAGTGAGATTGTATGGGTTCTGTGTGCTGGTGGCGATGCCAGGTGCCGTTGATAGGGCATACTGATAGCCAGCCTGTTTATCGGCTTTAATGGTCTGCTGATTAGCACGGCCGGCTGGGTAACAAATAACTTGTGTGTTCTGTTGTAAATTATGATCGAGCCATTTTTTGGAACTTGATAATTCCGTAAGTTGAACCTGGTAAGTTAAATTATTTAAATCCAGATGGCGAACGGTGTGACTTTGAAAATCAATATTACCGGATGCTTGCATCCGCTTAGCATCAGCTAAAGTTAAGTGGTTTTTCTTATGGGTAAAGCCGGTAATAAAATTAATGGTGGCGTGTTGGTGCGTCTGTTTCAAAATTGGCCAAGCTGCTGTCATGTTATCTTTATAGCTATCGTCGAGTGTGATCCAGACAATCTTCTTTTGTGGAATTCGCCGATGTTTGAGCGCGTATACGGCTTCATTGGCAGTCAGCGTTCGGTAGCCGTGTGCCTTTAGATAAGTCATTTCAGTTTGAAATTCTTTGGCGGGGACACGTAACTGGTTCCCGCTAGAAATACTGTGATACATCAAAATAGGCAAGTGAACATCTTTGACGGTATGCCAATGTTGATAAGGCCGTGCTTGTGCTTGGTGTTTAGCCGAGCTGTGAACGCTTTTAGCGCTAGTCTTAGATGATTGACTGCTGGCTTGTTTAGTTGCCGGTGAAGCCGCCTGACAGCCTGCTAACAGGCCGAGCGCGACGCCGAGACCTAATACAAAGTTGATACCCCGCATGTGCAT